ACAGGGAATGCTAAAGAGTTTTATACCCTGCTTGTAGTTTTCTGTGCAGAGGCATTTGCCTTCGCAGGAACTCCTGCTCTTTACACAGGCTTTGATCCTAATGCGCGAGACACTCGCTGGAAGAGGTTCTTAGGTATGCAAGTAACAGAGGAGCAGTGGCCGGAACATACAGAGCGGGGATTGGTAACACACCAATTCCCATTAACTAATTGGGTGAGGTGATTTATGAGTTCAGTATGGAAATCAATTAAGAAAGGCGCGAGTTCTATGGCTAGAACTACTAAGGGTGCCATGAAGGGAGATCTAGAAGATATTGGCAACCTGCTCAGCCTTGGCGGTCTTGACCGCGGCACAAAGATGCTGGGAAAGGTAAGTGAAGCGATTATCCCAGAAATGCCGGACATTAACATTCCTGAGGCCCCACCCGCACCGGGGGCAACGCCGGGAGTGGTACAGAGCAAGGCAGCTAGTGTAGACTTAGGTGCTACCGAGGGAGCAAGACGCCAATCAGGTTCAGCTAAAGGTTCTCGCAAACTGCGTGTTCCTCTTGGCGGACTACGCTAAGGGGCCATCATGATTGAATCAGTTCAAAGTATGTACAGTGAATTAAGCGGGAAGCGCAGTGTAGTCGAGACCCGCATTGAGCGGTACGCAGGCTGGACTGTTCCTTCCCTATTCCCCTTGGAAGGCTCTACTGAGTCTGACGAGATCCAACAGGACTTCCAATCCTTCGGTGCCCAAGCAGTTAACCATCTAAGCAACAAGCTGATGATGGGCCTGTTCAGTGCATCCCGCCCGTTCTTTAGGCTGGACGCCAGTGCTAAGATCAGGGAGCAGATTGAAGCCGCTGGTGTTCCTGCTGCTGAGATAGACACAGCACTCCAGAATGCTGAGAAGGAATCCGTTAAGGAACTTTCTCGTATGGGGGCACGAGATCCCTTGACTGAGATGCTGAAGCAATTGATCGTAGTAGGCGACTCACTATTGTTTGTTCCTCCTGAGGAAGACCAGCGTCTGCAGGTGTACTCGCTACGTAACTATGTTATCAAGCGCAACCTGTCAGGTGACGTTGTTAAGATGATCACCTGCGACAACAAGAAAGTTGAGTTCCTGCCAGACAAAGTTAAAGCAGCACTAAAGGCAGCTAAGCCGATAGTTAAAGACACCGACGATGTTAAGCTATACACCTACGTAATGTGGGATGCTGACCGTAAGAAGTATATCCTGACTCAGCACGTTGACGAGCTACAGATTACAGACAAGGGCGACGAGGGCGTATACACAATAAAAACCCTACCGTTCATCTCAGTAACATGGAAGCTGATCCGTGGCGAAGACTATGGCCGTGGCCTCGTAGAAGATTACGCTGGCGACTTCCATGCTATGTCTAACACTGAGCGCACTATCAATGAGCTTATGGGCCTGATCTCTCAGGTTAAGGGCCTAGTGCATCCCGCTGGACTCACTGACGTTAATGAACTTAACGCTACTCCCAACGGGCAATGGTGCTCAGGCCGCGAGGAAGACATCGCCCTAGTAACCTTTGACAAGCTACGGGATATCCAAGGGCTGCAGGCGTACCTAGACAAGAAAGAGATCAGACTATCTCGGGCATTCCTGATGGACACCAACCAGATCCGGGACGCTGAGCGCGTAACGGCTGAGGAGATCAGGCTTATTGCTCGTGACCTAGAGACAGCGCTTGGTGGTGTATACACTCGCCTTGCACAGACTCTACAGTTGCCAATTGCTAACCGGCTGATGCTGCGTATAGGACTAGAGATCGAAGGCGAAGAGATTGAGCCTATCATCATTACTGGCCTAGATGCACTGTCTCGCTCAGGTGATCTTGAGTCGTGGAGAATGTTCGTTAACGATGCAGCTACACTGGATGCTCTGTCACCAGAGATCCGCAGGCACCTAAGCGAGAGCCGCATCTTGAAGCACCTTGCCGCTAACAACAGCCTTGATCAGGGTATGGCCTTTAAGACGCCTGAGGAGCTACAGCAGATGGCTCAAGCAGAGCAGGCACAACAACAGCAAGCAGTTGCGGAAGAGGTCGCAGTTAAGACAGCACCGCAAGTAGCAAAGAACCAAGGAGAATAAATGAGCTTAGCAGGCGTTCAACCAGCGAACACTAATGAGATGCCAGTAGCACCCGTAGCTGCTCCGGCAGAGGCACCAGTTGAGCCGGTCACAGAGCCGGTCGCTGAGGCACCCGCTGCAGTAGAAGCTGCACCCGCTACCACTGATAAGCCTACGTTACCTGAAGTAAAAGAAGAGGCCAAGCCGGAGGAGAAAGCAGAGGCAGAGGCTTCTGAAGATCTCCCGTATGAGTCTACTGGTAACGAGTACATGGACGAGGTGCTATCCGCTTTCCACGAGGGCGGCGTAGACTTTGATAAAGCATTCGGAGTATTCTCTGAGTCTGGCAAAGAAGAAGACATTGACCTTGTATACATTGAATCTGTTCTAGGCCGCGCAGCTACGCAGGGTATCCTTGCTGGCGTCAAGGCTGAGAATGCTAAGATCGAAGCTGAGGCAGTAGCAACTGCTGAAGTTGTACACAAGGCTGCTGGTAGCAAAGAGCTATGGGACGGTGCCTGTAAATGGATTGCCTCAGGCAAGTCAGGTCTAACCAAGGAAGGATGGGACCAGTACAATACAATGCTCGCCGCTGGCGGCATTCAATCTGAACTCGCAGCAAGGGAGCTATCCAATATGTACCAGCAGTCCCCCGGTTTCACCAAGCCCGCTAATCTAATGGAAGGTGATGCAACTGCTCAGCCATCAAGTGTTGAGCCAATTTCTCGTCGTCAATATGCCGAAGAGTTAAATAAAGTCGTCCGTACCAATGGCGAAAATAGTCCAGAGGCACAATTACTGCACCAGCGTCGGCAAGTAGCCATGCAGCGTGGATTGTAATTTATTTGTGGAACTAAGAAGATAATAAATTAGGAGTTAAATTTATGGGTTATCCAACTGATTCAACGGGCCTGTCCCGCTCAGGTCTTGAACTTGCCGCAGTAGGCTCAGCAACAACTGTACAACCTTTGCACATTGAACAATACGGTGGAATGGTTGAAGGCACCTTCGCTAAGAAGTCCTTCATGCGTTCATACGTTTCTATCAAGCCCATCCGTGGTACTGATACCGTTACTAACGACCGCGTTGGTGAAGCTACTCTCCAGAAAGTTGTCCCGGGCGTTCGTCCTGATGCTTCTGTTGCACAGTTTGACAACGTAAAGGTTAAGGTCGATACCATTGTATTGGCTCGTAACAACGTAGCACTGCTTGACGATTTCCAAGCTCACTACAATGTCCGCTCTGAGCTGGGCCAAGAGCACGGTAAGACACTGGGTAAGTTCTTCGATGAAGCCTTCATTATCCAAGCAATCAAATCCGCGTTCATCGTAGCTGCTGTTGACAACCAAGCACCTACTGCTGGTGAAACTGCACTGCCTGATGGCTGGTACAGTGGCACTAAGGTTACACTCGACGCTGTAGGCGATGAGACTGATCCTGACCTGCTGCAGAAAGCAATCGAAGATGTATGCCAAGGTATCGAAGAGAACGATGTTGACCTCGACGGTGGCGTTATTCTTGTAGGTCCTGCTGAGTACTACACTCTGCTGCGTAACGATCGACTGATCAACTCGCAATACAGCATGGGTAACGGCGACTATGCTGAAGGCATGGTACTTAAGTCCTGTGGCCTTCCACTGGTCAAGACTAACCGTATCCCGAAAGCTGCTGTAAGTGGCCACTTCCTGTCCAACACAGGTAACGGTAATGCTTACGACACCACTGCTGAGCAAGGCCGTACCAAGGTACTTGTTATGCTTCCTAAGGCACTGCTTGCTGGCGAGACCATCCCGTTGACCTCTAAGGTTTACTACATGGACTCAGAGCTGCAATGGTTCATTGATAGCTACTTGGCCTTCGGTGTAACTCCTAACCGTGCAGAGCACGCAGGCGTTGTTGTAGCTGCTGTGTAAACAGTAGTACTGCATCTAAGCAGTGACCATGGGGTCATCCTTCGGGATGGCCCTTTTTTTCGTTTAGGAGCAAAATAATATGAACCTTACTGAACTTGAGGCAATCAACCTCATGCGAGGAGCTATCGGCAAAGCGCCTATAAGCTCACTTGACGCAGTCAACCCGGACGTTATCGCAGCCCGGGCTAGACTAAGAAACACGGCCATTGAAGTACAAGCAACTAGCTGGTGGTTCAATACGGAAAGAACCGTGACCCTCGTGCCGAACACGGAGGGTGAAGTTGTTATCCCTAGTAATGCACTAGAGGTTAGAACCCACGATCCTTTCGCGTATTTGACTATACGCGGGAAGCGACTGTATGATCCAACCTGTAACACATTTCAGCTCGATAGGTCAATCAATGTAGATATGATTGTCTTCCTTGAGTACGATCAACTGCCCTACGTGGCATCTAACTATATTCAGTACGAGGCGGCACGTAAGTTCCAAGCGGACTACGATGGCGACCCTGTGCGTGTACAGCAGCTCAGACAGGATGCACAGCTCGCAAAGATTGAGCTAAAGACTGCTGAGCAACGGAACCGTAGAACAAACATGCTGTTGGGCGCGGGTCCTGTACGACTTAATTCAGGCATTCGCCCGTACTCCACTTTTGGGGGCGGACGTAACGCCAACTTCCCGGGAGGCTAACATGGGCAAGCGAGTAGACGGATCATTAGGAACACTGCTGCAGGGGATCTCTCAGCAGCCCGATAAAGAGCGCTTGGCGGGACAGGTAGAGGATCAGGTCAACATGACATCTGACCCCCTTCGTATGCTTCACAGGCGTCCGCCTACTCAGTTTCAGGCCAAGGTAGCGGCCCCTGTAGTTGACCCATCAAAGATCTTTGTTCACTTCTATTCTAGGGGTGACGCAGAAGAGTACTTCATTGTTGTGTACCCTAACGATGGGAACCCGCGAGTGCTTGGCAAGGATGGCACGGAATTCACCGCTTCTGTCTCTGCCTCTATGCAGAGTTACTTGGACACGCCTAATCCTAAAGCTAACCTAGCAGCAACCACGGTAGGAGACTACACGTTCTTTACCAACAAGACTGTTACTATAAGCGGAACCAACGATGAGCCGGACGAGTGGCCTGTTAATAATCCTTCTAGGGTAACTATCCTAGCTGAACAGTACAGCCGTGACTATACTATTACTGTACGGGCGGATACATCAGACGGGCCTAAGTACTCTTCTGCCACAGTGACTACTCCAGCAAGCACTGACACGGATGCTGAGGAGAACGTCAGTGCTAGTAACACTTTGCAGTTGCTGAGGACCGCGCTACAGGCCGTTACTAATTTCGTCGATTACTTTGATATGTATGTAGATGGCAACGAGTCCGTTATTATTCCAAAAGCTACCGTTGAAAAGTACTCCGTAGAGACCACAGATAGCACAGGCGGCGACGCCATTGTAGCAATAAACAACAATGAAGTGACCGGGCTTGCTGACCTACCGTTACACGAGAGGGACGGTTCTGTATACCGAATTGCTGGCGGAACGAACGCAGCCGATGATTTCTATATGCGCTTCACAGTTAACTCAACAGCGCCCCTAAGTTTCGGTGAGTTTAACTTTGATCTTGCGTACTTCCAGTCCGGAATTTGGGTAGAGGCCCAGTTCGGAACTGCTGTCCTAGATCAAGACACAATGCCGCACATGCTCATACGCGGGGACAGCTTCGATTTCGTTGGTGGCGCAGGCGGCGAGACGGTAGACTCTGTTGAGATAGATCGTTGGGCTGACCGTACATCGGGGGACAAGACTACTAACCCCTTCCCTGACTTTGTAACTAGCTCAATAGTAGACCTAGCAGTGTTCCAAGGCAGGCTCGTGCTGGTGTATCCAGAAGGTATTAGTATGTCAGTTACTCGGGACTTCTTCAACTTCTTTAAGAAGACAGTTACTGCACTGCTGGCTGACGCGCCTATTGGGCTGGCCTCGGCTGGCGTAAAGGTTAACCTGCTACGTTTCGCACAGACGCAGGACCGTGACCTTGTACTGTTCGCAGATCAGGCGCAGTACACTATACCCGGAGGTTCAGCAATAACCCCGCAGAACGCGACCATGGCAGAGAGCACTCAGTTTGTTATGCAGACAGAGGTACGGCCCGCTCCCTCAGGACAGAACCTGTTCTTTGCGGTTAACTCAGGGGTGTACTCAGGCGTGCGGGAATTCTACACAGACAGCGATCTTAACAGCAACAACGCACGGCCTATCACGGTCGCGGTGGAGAGGCTGATCGTAGGTGCTATCCGCATTATGTCTAGCTCAACAAACATTAGTAAGATGGTATGCGTAGGGAGTGCAGGCAGCACAGCTTACGTGTACGAGTACCTGTGGGAGGACACCAGCCGCCTTCAGAGCGCGTGGAGTAAGTGGGAGTTCAGGGACGACCTGTACATCTTTCACATGGAGTTCAGCCAGCAAACGCTTTCTGTGCTGTCCTATGACAATGCTACCAATGAGGTGCATGTGTGCCTGATGGACATAAGTCAGGATACTACTCAGACTTACTTTGAGGGTGACTTGATGATGGATCACAGAACAGAGGTAGACGGAGTAAATCTGACCGCCTCTGGACTTGGGCACCTTCCTGCTGACGTAGATAAGCTGCTGGCAGTACAGGGTCCGGGATGTCCTTACCCGGGTATGCTTGCACGTATCATTGACTGGGATGGCAGCACAGCTACCCTGAAGAATGATATGCTGGGCGGTACGGTGCTCTTCGGCATGAAGTATGAAAGCTCAATTACTCCCTCGCGGATCTATGTGCGGGATCAAGGTAACAGGGCCATTGGTACGTCTCAGCTCACCATAGGTGCTATGTTCATTAACTTCATAGACTCAGGTGATTTTAACGTAGACGTACAGGCTGATTACGCCTATACTGAGCGCAACTCTGGCCGGATACTCGGGCAAGTTAGTTCAACCATAGGAGACTTCAGCCTCACAACAGGTTCCTTTGAGGTCCCTGTACGCGCTCGTAATGACCGCTCTCGTATCAGGATCTACAATGACTCGCCTTACCCCTTCACTGTTTCAGATATTGAATGGGACGGGCTGTACTACAAGCGCGGTTCGCGTATAACTAGGCCATCATAAAGCCGGGAGGTTTATATGTCTTTACTACTACTCGGTGGCATGGCGCTACAGGGATACATGGGATACAAGCAGGCTTCTCAACAGGCTAAGATGAATAACATCCTTGGGAAGCACAAGCAGAAGATCCAAGATCAGAACAATGCAGCGGCCAGACAGGCCGGTAATGATAAGCAGACGGTAACTACCCTGAACATTCAGCGGGCTATGCAGCAGTATGTTAACGCAGACGCAAGCATTGACGTTGCTCGTATGAAATCTCGGGCGGCGTCCATTGTTAACTCTGCCGCTGCTGGAACAGCCGGTATGTCTGTGGACGATTCCATAATGGACATCGAGCGTAACGCAGCTAAGGCAGAAGCCAATGAAATGTACAGTCTTACTGAGACAGTTAGTGAACTCGAAAGAAGCCGTAGGCAGACCGAAGCTGAGGTACAGTCTAGGACCACGAACAACCTGTTCCTACCTACGCCTGCTCCAAGTGCCCTTGGCGCTGCTGTTAATGCTGGCGTTAACTATGCTACTACAACCTATGGATCAGAATGGGATGCAGAGAGCCTTGGCGTTGCAGACAAACTACAGGGACTCGGATCGTTCGCAAACAGAAATCTCGGAATCGGTAACTAAGGGGAATATCATGGCAGAAGCACCACAGCGCGGCGGTGTACGCGATCAGAACATTGAGCGTGCAGCACAGACTGAGAAGGTAAGAACTCTTCAACAAGTTGACAGCTTCGCTCCAGAAAGAAGTACTGTCTTTGGAGATACTACAGTCCGTACAAGTCCGCTGCTGGAGGGGCTTGCTAAGTTCGGGACTAAGCTAGGGATGGCCGAAATGGAGAAGACAGCTAAGGCTAACTTCCTCCGTGGTCAGACACTACGCGCATCCGGGGAGGCTATGGCTGAGGGCCTAGCTCCTCCTACTCGCCGTGGATTCAAGGCGATGGATGCTAAGATCAAAACCGACACATGGTACAATGAACAGAAGCAGCTTATTGATCAGGGCGAGAACGGGAAAGATCCGCTTGAGTATTCACAGGAAGTAAGCCAGCGCGTCAAGGGTATGCTCACAGGAGACCGTGAGACAGACAACATGATCACTGAGGCAGCGCTCCCGCTAGTACAGGACCTTGGTCGCTACCAAGCCAATGCTAAGATCAAGAGGAGCCGTGCTGACGCTCTCGCGCAGTCTACTGCAGACATTTCAGGCGGCATCCGCAGTGTACAGGGATACAAGAACAACGGAGATCAGGTAGGGGAGCGCGATGCTCGCTCACGATTGATATCAG